TCGAATAAATTATATCAGAAAGGAACGAAAGACACAATATATTGTGTTATCGATATATAAAAAAACACAACATATTGAAGTTTGGGTAATCTATGAAGAAAAAACTAGACAAAATTCTCATTGATAAAGGAATGAGTAAAAAAGAGTTATCGGAGAAAACAGGAATTAGTTACAACACCATTATGAATATCGGTAAAAAAGATATTTCGTTTAACAAAATGAAAAAAATTGCCGATGTCTTGGGCGTCAGCTTAGACGAATTTAGATAGCAAAAAAGTCCGACGGGAAACGGACTCAAAACAAATTTTAATTTACTTAATTATAACATAAGAGAGAGGGAAAAACTATGCCCATTGAAATATTTGGACCTGAGTTTAGAAAAAAACTGCTTGAAGATTTAATCGCTCTAAATATGGAAGCGATAAAAATAGCGCAGACCAAAAACGCCAAGTCTATTGAATGGATAACCATGAAGCGGCTAGAAAAAGAAACTGGATGGGGGCGAACTAAATTGACCCAGTGGAGAGAACAAGGGAAATTTAACTTTAAAAGGTCATCAGAAAACGGGAAAGTACTATATGACCTAGCAGATGTTAATAGATTTTTACGAACCAGTGGATATGAAAAAGGAGAAATAACATGAAACTATTAGATTTTATTTTTGCAAAACCAAAAAAACAGGAAAAATCAAAATGGACGATTGAAAACAACGGTTGGGAAGCTAATGCACGTAGATATAACCAAAAGCACGGTTTACCTGCTAAACAAATTTAGTAGGAGACGCATAACATGAACAGAATAAAAGAGTTACGCAAAGAAAAAGGCTTGACTCAGCAAGATCTTGCAGAAGAAATATACGTGCATTATAGAACGATCCAACGTTGGGAAAATGAACACAAAATAGCGCTTGATCAAGCCCAATTACTAGCAGATTATTTTGATGTATCAGTCGCTTACATGCTCGGATATAGCGATACTACAAAAGATAACAAAGATTTTATCACAATATCTGTCAAAGAGTACAATGAGCTTAAAAAACGATCAGATGTTTTAGATGGAGTTATTGAGACGTTAAAAGACAAGAGATGCGAAAGCTATTTTTGAAGAAGGGAGATAACATATCTTGGCGCAGTCAGACAGATATACATACTGCAGTCGAGGCTCTATATAAGCGGATTTAGCGAAGACTGGGAGAGCAACTATTTTGAGGTCCAAGCTTTGCTTGGGCAAGAGATCGACAAGCTACAAAATAAAGTCATAGCTCTGACAAGAGAAAACGATAGACCGAAAGCCGAAAAGTGGCAGTTAAAACGTAGAAAGAGGAAATAACATGGCTTATTTATACGAATTAGAAGGCATTTACGCACAATTACAGTCAATGGATTTAGACGAAGAAATATTTCAGGACACGCTGGACAGTATTGATTTTCAGGCGGATTTAGAAAACAACATTGAATATTTTGTCAAAATGTTAAAAAATGCTCAAGCTGACGAAGAAATGTATAAAGCTGAAAAAGAAGCTTTTTACGAAAAGCAAAAACAAGCGCAAGCTAAAATTGATAAATACAAAGAGACGATACATTTAGCAATGGCTTTGTCTAATAAGAAAAAAGTAGATGCTGGAATTTTTAAAGTGTCGCTACGAAAAAACAAAAAAGTTGAGGTGCTGGACGAAACAAAGATTCCTCTCGAATATATGACCGAAAAAATTGAGCGGAAGCCAGATAAAAAAGAATTAGCTAAATTACTTAAAACTGGTCAAGAAATTGCTGGAGTTGAGTTAATTGAAACTGAAAGTTTACAGGTAAAATAGATGAAAATCACTAAAGCAACAGAAATAAAAAATAATGATAGTTGTTATTTAATCTATGGTAATCCAGGGTTTGGAAAAACATCAACTGCAAAATATTTGCCCGGAAAAACTATTGTAATCAATATTGATAAGTCGGCAAAAGTCCTTAGAGGGAACGAAAATATTGATATTGCGGATATAGATACGCATAAAATTTGGGGAGAGTGGTTAGACACAGTAAAAGAGTTACTAAATGGAGCAGCGAATGATTATGACAACATCGTTATAGATAATGTCTCCGAGTTATTTAGGGCTTGCCTAGCGAACCTTGGGCGCGAGGGTAAAAATCATCGTGTGCCAAGTCAAGCTGATTATCAACGAGTTGACTTTACTATTTTAGATAGTCTGCGAGCGCTACTGCAATTAAATAAACGCATTGTATTTTTAGCTTGGGAAACCTCTGATCAATGGACTGACGAAAACGGAATGATTTATAACAGAGCAATGCCAGATATCAGGACAAAAATATTAAACAACTTCCTTGGACTTACAGATGTTGTGGCTAGATTGGTCAAAAAAACTACAGACGATGGGGAAGAAGTGAGAGGTTTTATTTTACAGCCATCAGCTAGTGTTTATGCTAAAAATCGTTTAGATGATCGCAAAGGGTGTAAAGTGGAGGAATTATTTGAAACTACGTGATTATCAAGAAGAATTACTAACAGCCATCAGGAGGTCATTAGCGACTGGAAATAAACGAATAATCGTCCAGTCGCCTCCCTAGAAGTGGAAAGACAGTCGTTATGGCCCATATCGCAAGAAGCGCTACGGATAAAGGAAACAGAGTATTGTTTTTTAGCCACAGAAAAGAAATCAATGAACAGGTAGAGAGAACATTTACAGCAAATGGAGTTAACTCAAATCTGTTAACTATCGGTGGTGTGCAGTCGTTAGTCAGAAAACTAGACAGTCTCTCTCAACCAGAGGTGATCTTGATTGACGAGGCCCACCACAGTAAAGCCAAGTCTTACTTAAAAATCATCGACCATTTCAAAAACGCTTATGTATTGATGTTCACTGGGACACCAGTCAGGTTAAATGGAGATGGATTTGATGACATTGCGGATGATTTGGTAGCTGGGAAATCTGTCAAATGGCTGCAAGAACACGGTAATATAGCTAACTTTAAATACTATGCTCCGTCCATGATTGATAATTCTGCCCTCAAAAAAAGAGGTGGAGAGTTTACTAAGGATTCTGTTAATCAATCCATGAAATCGGTTATCTATGGTGACGTTATTAAACACTATGAAAAGCTAGCAAAAGGAAAGCAAGCTATCGTTTATACGCACAGCGTAGAAGCCTCTCATTTAGTCTCTGACACGTTTAATCAAGCAGGGTATCAATCGCAATCAGTCAGCGGTAAAACGTCTAAAAGCGAACGAGAAGAAGCTATGCAAGCATTCAGAGACGGAAAGTTGAGAATACTCGTTAACTGCGAATTGTTTACGGAAGGGATAGACCTGCCTAATGTTGATGTTTGCATTATGTTGAGACCAACTCAATCGCTATCGCTATACTTGCAATTTGCTATGAGGCCGTTGAATCCAAGAGATGGAAAGATAGCTATTATTATTGATCACGTTGGCAATGTAGAGCGTTTTGGCTTACCTAACATGGATAGGGAATGGCGTTTAGATGGAAAGACTAAACAAAAGCAATCCACTAAGATTGGTGAACCTACCACAAGGGTATGTGATGACTGTTATGCCACGTATTGGTCCGATACTCGTATCTGTCCGGAATGTGGGCATGAAAATGAGTTAACAAAACGTGAAATTGAAGAAATCAAAGAAGCTGAATTACAAGAAATATCTGAACAAAAACAACTAAAACTAAAAAATAGAGTTAGTACCTATCAATCACCAGATCTTTGTCGGACGATGGATGAACTAACCGAATATCGAAAACAACATGGATACAAGCCAGGATGGCAGTATCACATTGCTAAAAAATTAGGAATTTTATATTAAAAGGAGAAACACAATATGTTTGAAATCGACTACTCACAAGCTAAAGAATTCGCTTCAATTACTGATGGAACTTACGAAACTTTTGTTGAAAAAGCCGTCCAAGATGCAACTAAAAACGGCGCAGACTTTATTAACATCCATTTCAGAATTCGCAAAGACTTCCAGCAGGAATTTCAAAATAACATTATTTTTCATCGTATCTTTGCCAAAAAAGAAGATGGTAAATATCCAGTCGGGGCAATCATGAACCTTGCAAAACAAGCTGGAATTCCAGACGGAACTAAGTTTAAGTCTTTGGATGACTACTTAAATCAATTGCTCAATAAATGCCTTAAAATTACCGTTAAAAACGAAACATCAGAGTATAACGGTAATACTTACAATAATTTAAACGTGAAACGTATTGAGAAATCCGACATTCCTACGATGGTTAACCCTGTAGAAGAATTTAAAGAAGACGATCTACCGTTCTAATTATGAGGGGGATGATAGATTACGCAATCTATTATCAACAAAAGGGATTTTCAGTCATACCAATTTCAAAAGATGGCAAAAAACCATTAGTCGCTTTTGCGGATAAACCAGCTTTTACAGAGCATGAGCTACGTCTTATATGGAAAGATAATCCTGATGCAAATATCGCCTTAAAAACAGATACATTTTTTGTCATAGATATTGATGTCCATAACGATGTCGATGGTCTGAAAAATCTAAGGGAATGGGAGCATGCAAGGTTGATACCAAAAACCTTGCAAGCAACCACGCCTAGTGGAGGACGGCATATCTACCTAAAAAAACCACAAGGTGTTTCCATGGCGCAAAATATCGGTTTTATTGATGGCGTTGATTTGAAGGCTCATGTTAACAATTATGTGCTGGTACCACCATCAAATAATGCCAAAGGCATGTATGAGTGGGATATGGTGCATTCGCCAACCTCTGGCGAAATGACCGAAGCACCTCTTGAGTTGATAAATGTATTGCGAGAATTAAGACCTGCCTATGAATATGATGCCAGTAGTTTTACATCTGGAGATTACCAAGGTAGCAATAAAACAGCTAAATTATTTGAGACGATTGTCCTTGGTTTTGGTGATACAGGCGGCCGTAATAATGCTTTAGCTGAATTTGTAGGAGGTCTATTGCTTAGAAATGTAGATGTTGAAATAGCTTACACATTAGCTAAAATGGCTAACCATAAAACTGCGGACCCTTTAAGTGATAAGGAGTTTGAAAGAACGTTTAAAAGCATGTGTGATAAGGAGTTGAGGAGGAGAAGTGGATTTTGAATTTTACAGAGAAAAATTAAATGAGGAACCTGGCATTGAACCAGGTAAACCTAAAACATGGTCTGCTATTAAATCCAAGCTGGTAGCATACCGAAGAGAGTGGTTAGAAGAAGCTGGTAAAGATGTTAAAAATCTATCAGAACTAGCGGTCGCCATCGGAATTAATAAATTCCTGCATGTTATTACCTTGGAAAACGGGAAAGTAGCTATCTATGATCCAGACCAAGGATATTACATCAAGGACTATAAATTTGCTTATAAATTGATCCATATTTTACAACCTACGTTTAATGAGACAAAGTGTCGCAACGTGTTGTTTATGTTGGCGAGTATGGATAGGAAATATGGGGCAATGGACTTCGAACCAGAATATCACGATGTACGGCGATACATATTGGTTAAAAATGGCATTTATGACAAAAAAAATAAGGCACTTTTACCTTTTGATCACCAATTTATCAATTTTAGCACTATTGAAACAGAACTTATTCCGAACGCTCCTCTCCCAACCATTGATGGTTGGGACGTTGAGTCGTGGTTACTAGATTTAATGAGCGGAGATAAAGACCTCGTCCAGTTATTATGGCAAGTCGTGGCAGCATCGTTAAATGGTAATTATTCTTATCGTAAGTCCATTTGGTTCGTGGGAGATGGTAATGACGGTAAAGGGACGTTTCAGCAGATGATCAGTAATCTGGTTGGTTTTAAAAATGTCGCTCCTCTGAAATTAAATCAATTTTCAGAGCGCTTCGGTCTTGCGATTATTGAGGGGAAAACGGTGATTATCGGAGACGATGTTCAAGCTGGTATCTATGTAGACGAAAGTAGCAACTTTAATTCAGTCGTGACTGGAGAGCCTGTCAGTATCGAAAAAAAAGGCGAGAATCCTTACATGGCGATATTCAAAAAAACCGTCATACAATCAACAAACGGAATGCCTGTATTTAAAAACAAATCAAACGGTACTTATCGTCGTATTATCATTATTCCGTTTAAAAAAACATTCTCTTCCGCAGAAGATAATTGGGCTATTAAAGACGATTACATCAATAGAAAAGAGGTTCTTGAATACGTTCTATGGAAATCTATCAATTTAGATTTTGATAAATTTTATGAGCCTAAGGTTACACAGGATCGTATGAGGGAATTTAAGGAAGAAAATAACACGATTCTCAAATTTTTAAATGAGTATTTAGAAGATGTTGAATCGACAAGATTGCCTGTACGTTTTTTGTGGGATGTTTACCAATCTTGGTGCACAGAAAACGGTGTAACAAAGCCCAAAAAATCAAATTTTGAAAAAGAACTAGCAATCAATTTGCCAGACGGTTGGGAAAAAACCAAAAGTAAGCCATTAAACTACTTTAAGCCTATCAACGATAAACCTTATTATTGGATTGACTACAATTTTCAATGGGATGATAGTAAAGATGGTAAAAAAACAGCAGTAATTGTTCAAAAAAGTTACTAGGACACCGGAGGTTACCGCAACCGGTAACCGTTAAAACCGTTGGGAGAGTAAGGATAAAGGCCTTTGGTTACCGAGTTACTTCTATTTCTCTATTTTAATAAAAAATAATAATAAATATATATATAAAGAGAGTTGAAAAATGCGGTAACTCGGTAACCAAATCACCAAATAGCTTGGGAGAGTAAGGAGGAGAAGGACACCGCAACCGGTAACCAAGTGAGTAACCGGTGTCCGAAATAATTATATGACAACAGAATCACTAATCCAAAACCAAATCCGTGTTGCTCTATCAAAAGCGGGCCATATGGTTTTTAGAGCTAACGTTGGTAAAGTCAAAACAGTAGACGGTAGATTATTTGATACGGGACTACCTAAAGGTTTTTGTGACTTGTTTGGATTTAAGCCAGACGGGCAAATATTCTTCATTGAAGTAAAAAACGAAACAGGTCGAGTAAGGCCTGAACAGAAAAAATTTATGGAGGTAATGGCATCTAGGGGAGCTCTGGTAGGAGTAGCTAGATCTGTGGAAGATGCCTTAAAAATAGTCAATGACACTAGTAGATGATTTTTACAAACAAATGGAGCCGTCAATCAAAGCGTTTTTAGACGATAACATTACCATCGCAGATGAAGAAGAAGCTGACAGAGTCTATAGATCTGTCAAATACTATAAAAAACTAAACAGATTGCCGCCACCTGATGTATTGGAGTGGTTCCAACGAATTTACACGACAAAGGAAATGATAATGTTAATCAAGCAGTCTTACCGCCTTAAACAAAAAAAGACAGATGAGGATGACAAGATTTACGAAAAGTGGATGTTTAAAAACTACGGTGACGTTAAGTTCGTTAAAAAAATCAAACGCACGGACGCACTAGAAAGAGCTCGGAGAATGGGTCTATGAAAAGACACAGACAGTGGCATAACGATATTAAATATACACCTAGATCTTACGATAATCTGTTGCCTTACGATATATCAGAGCTGTTAATAGCTCACAGATGCAAAATAAAGATGTCTGATGACGTTTTAGCAGATAAGATAGGCATTTATACTTGGCAATTAAAAGCGCTCTTAGAACGCAGAATATTGCCAAATGAGAGCGTGTGTAAAACGATAGTAAATTATTTGAGAGAGGTGGAGTGATGATAGAAGAATTAGTACATAAACCAAAGCATTATAATCACGGAGAAATTGATTTGATTGAGTCGTGGTATAAGACGTACCCATGGGACCAGTTTGTCGCAATCATGGAAAGTCACATTGATAAATACATTAAACGACATAGATACAAAGGCAATGCGACTCAGGATTTAGAAAAAGCACTCGAATATACAAAGCGTCTCATTGAATATTGGTTAATCGAAAGCGTGGAAGAATGAAGAGATATATTGAAGTTAAGGACGAATGGAAAAGTGCAACAGACCACCTGAACGATTTTATCGACAAAAACAAGTACGCAAAAGTGACAGTTGTTGGTTATCAAGTCGTACAACTTTCTCCTTACGGAAGAGATTTGACTTATATTTTGGCAGAAGTGGAAGAATGACAATAGATGAAGCGTTGCAAAATTTACGTGATAACTTTAATAAAATAATGAATGTCCTAAAAAACGATTGGAAAGCACTATTGTTTCTTGCAATCGCAATATTTGGGATGATGGTAACCGTGTCGTATTTTAGCTATCGCGACGCACGACAATATTACGAGTCGCAAATCACAGGACTACGTACACAGCTAAGCAGGACACAAAAGCAGCTTAAACGTGCTAGCGAAGATAGAGCTAGACAGACAAAGCGAATTGCGGAATTTACGCACAACGGAGGGTAACATGATTAAGATCGATGAGATACATCGCA